CGTCTCCCCCGGCGGGGAGGCGGCGGTTCCGTCCTGCGCTTTTGCAGGACGGTTCTCTATTCCTCCTTTTGCGCTCCCGGCGGGGCGCGGCTGCACGCGAATGCTTTTGCAGCCCATCAAAGCCGGTTTTCGCCTTGCGCGGGACGGCGGGGACGTTGTCTGGGAAGTGCGTTCCCATCCATTTTCGCCTCGGCCGGCGTTCTTCTTTACCGGTGGCGGGAGTGCGGGCGGCTCGGCTGCTGCGGCGCAGGATGCGCGGGCGTCTTTTCCCGGTGTGCGGCTTCGGCTTAGACGCGCTGTCGTTTAACCTGTTTCATCTTGCATTTTTTCGCCGCGGTGCGGCTGCAGGTTTGCTTTGCGTTTCCTCTTGTTTTCTCTTGTTCGGGTTCTCTTCTCCTTTCCTTTTTTCCTTGCTTGGCGGGGCGGCTGATCCGTTCGCGGGCGGGCAAGCGCGGGGAAGGTCCGGAAGGTCCTTTCAAGACGGAAGCCTTTCATTTCGGTTTTGTCCCTCTCCTCATTCATACACACGCATACATTCCTCCTTAGCTCAGTCGGTAGAGCATGCGGCTGTTAACCGCAGGGTCGTTGGTTCGAGCCCAACAGGGGGAGCCATTATCAAATCAGTCCGAACATATTTTGATTGTATCGTCATGTGTGTTTGGATTGGTGATGACAAAAGAATAACGCTATTCTTTTGCACAAGAAAAAGCCTCGGCATTTGCCCGAGGCTTTTTCTTATTTTTGTTTCTCCAGCGCCCTGTAGAGCATCACGGCGACCTCGGCGCGGGTGGCGGTCTGCTCCGGCTTGAAGGTGCCGTCGGGATAGCCGTTGACGATACCCCGCGCGGCGAGCCCGTTCACAGCCTCCGTATACCACACCGACGCGGGAACGTCGGGGAACGGCTTTGCGTCCGGCGTCGGCGCGGGAACGGTCCCGCCGGCCCCGATAAGGGCAAGATCGTCCGCGTACACCGCCGCGACCGTGTCCCCGTTTTCGCCCGCCAGAACGGTCCGGCCGTCCGCGCGGCTGTCCTGCTTTACGGTGTAGCGGTCCTCGTAGATCGTCCAGCGCCCGCCCCCGAACAGCCGTCCCTGCTTTTTCCCGTTTTCGGCCGTGACGTTCCGCACCGGCATAACAATATCGCCTGCCTTGTAATGCTTTTGCGCGGCTTCCTCTGCGCCTGCTTCTTCCAGCCCGAGCGTCTCCGCGATGGCCTGCACGATGGCGTCGGCCTGCTCGTCCTGATGGTCGATCAGATACCGCGCCGCCGGCTCGTAGTCGTGGAAGTTGACTTCCACAAGAACGGGAATAACGCCGCGCCTGTACGGCTCGCGAATCTCGCCGTAGCCCGCGCCGTCGAACGCGTCCATCCCGCTCCGCACGGGGTTCGGGAACGTGACCGGCACCGTGCAGACGGCGTTCAGCTTTTCCGCGATTGCCGCCGCCAGCGCCTTCGAGCGCGTGCTGTCGGGGTGGTAGAAGGTCTGTGCGCCGCTGTGCCGTCCCTGATAGGCGTTGTCGTGGAGCGCGATGTAATAGTCGGCGCCCAGCGCGGCGGCCTCCTCGGGGCGGCCCTTGTAGTCGCAGCTGTCGGCGTATACGGTGGTGTGATAGACCGCTGTGCCGTCGTAGGCGGACAGCCTTTCCTGCACAAGCCTTGCAAGCTGTTCGCACTGCGTCTTTTCGTTGTAGCCGGCTATGCAGTAGGCGTTGTAATGATTCGCCGGCGCGAGATAGAGTTTTACGGTGGTTGTTGTGGACATGACAAATTCTCCTTGTATATTTTTTCTGCAAACATTGACAAATCGCGAAAGGCATGGTACAATATAATTAACCTATTAGGTAAATGCAAAATTGTGAGGACGACTTTTTGAAAATAGAATATAAAAACAAAAAGATCGAAAAAATATGCACACAAGCTGCTGTTTCGGAAAAGATATATGGCGGTAATATGTCTCAAAAGATAAAGCAGCGCATAATGCAAATACAAGCGGTGGCCACGGTTGAAGAGATGATACAATATCGCGTCGGAAGATGTCATCCTTTGAAAAATGATCGGTATGGACAATATGCTGTGGATTTGGTTCATCCCCAAAGACTTGTATTTGAGAAAAAAGATGATAAAATACAAATCGTATGCATTATAGAAATCATAGACTATCATTGAATTTGATACGCGTAACTAAAGAGGAGGGTTCGCAATGATCAGAAGCCGAAATTATATTGCCGTGCCACCGGGAGCAACTATTAAAGAACAGCTTGATGACCGCGGAATGAGTCAAAAAGAATTTGCAGCCCGTATGGGAATGTCGGAGAAGCATATCAGTCATCTGATCAACGGGAGTGTACAGCTCACGCCCGAAACGGCATACAGGCTGGAAACCGTTCTCGGCCTGCCGGCCCGGTTTTGGAACCGGCTGGAAGCGCTTTATCGCGAAGAAATTGTTAAGGCCGAAACGGAAAACGCAATGGATGCCGATAAAGAACTGGTCAAAAAATTTCCATATAACGATATGGCGAAATTTGGATGGCTGCGACAAACGCAAAAAGCAGAGGAAAGAGTAATTGCTCTGCGGCATTTTTTTGAGGTCGTGAGCCTTGACAAACTGGAAAACGAAGCACTGCTCCCCCAAATTGCCTGTAGAAGACTGGCCGTTACAGAAAAAACCGATTTTGCGCTCCTTGCATGGGCGCAGAAAGCAAAGATCGAAGCAAGGGGTAAAAATGTTTCGCCCATTAATTTGAAAGAACTGAAAGCGCATCTCCCCCAAATACGTGCAATGACATCCCAAGATCCGAAAATATTTTGCGTTAAGTTGCAAACGCTTCTCGCAGAATGTGGAATTGCACTGATATTTCTGCCGCATATTAGCGGCTCGTTTCTCAACGGCGCTACGTTTTACGATAATAATAAGATTGTCATGGGATTGACTGTTCGAGGAAAATCTGCCGATATATTCTGGTTTAGCTTGTTCCACGAACTTGGCCACATTTTGCTTGGTCATCTCCATCAAAAAGAAGGGGTTTTGACGTCGCATGAGGAAGATGCGGATGCTTTTGCCGCTGAATTGCTGATTCCTTCTAAAGATTTTTTGAAATTTACAAACCGAAAACTATTCAGTAAAACTGCAATTCGACAATTTTCAAAAGACATCGGAATCGACGCTGGTATCGTGGTAGGCAGACTGCAAAAGGACGGATTCATTGAGTTTGGATGGTGCAATGACTTAAAAACAAAATACGAATATCAAACCAATTAACTCCCCCGACCGCCGCAGCGCTTGCTGCGGCGGTTTTCGGTTTTGTCCTACTTGTTCTCTGCTTTTCTATGAGGTTTGTCCATATGCAGCATGTTTTCATAAAAGGCATCGATTAAGTACGAGGCATAAGCCCTTTCGGTTTCGTCCTTGCCGACTTCGCTCAACGTCAACGTTACAGAACAGTCTCCGAGGCTGACAGAGCATTCAACATCCATTATCTACCTGTCCTCCGTTTCGTTGTCGGAATTGGTTTTGACGGAAAGCTGCTTGACGGCCTGATGAGCGCCGGTGGCGGCGAGACCGGAAACGATGCCGACGGCGACGGCGGTAATGGGGTCGGATGCGGGGAAATCGGGGATGACGTAGGCGCTCACGACACCCAATACCCCGCCTGACACGCCGCAGATGACCGGCAGCCATTTGTTGTCCAGCGGCGTCGCCTTGACCGCCTGCGCCGCCAGCGCGCAGATGACCGTGATCGCCGCCACCGATGTGATTCCGTAAAAGTCCATTGTGTGTACTCCTCCTTTTTGTACTTTTTGCTTTGCAGTTTGCACAGAATTCGGCAAAAGTCGAATGCTCCAAGCCGCGCTTAACGTGAACTATTTATCATGCAGATGTTCGACGCCCTGCTTCATCAAGAAATCCTTCTGACTGTGCTTGACCTCGGAGGCGTAATGGAGTGCCTCGCTCATGTCGCGGAGTTCGTCCAAAGGACGAACTCCATTACAGTGGGCGTCTGGGATGCGCTGTACCGCCTTGGCGGTCGCCTCTCCGAGCGCAATGGCGGCGTTCACGCCCTTGATGAGCGCGACGTCCAGCTCCTTCCGCGCCCTTTCGATCTCGGCGCGTTCGTCCTCGCGCTTGTCGATGCGGCGCTTCAGCAGCCAGAAAAACAACCCCGTCACCGCCGTCGGCACACCCAAAAACGCCGCAAGCTGCGCGATGTCGATGTACAATATCTCTCACCTCCTGCCGATGGATCACTGGCAAAGCTTCGTAATGAACGGACGGCTGTAAGAGCCGGCGCGCACAAAGCGCAGACAGATTCCGATGCAGTTTTCATCCCTGTAGCCATGCGGCGTTATGGTCAGCACATTGCCGCTGTACGTCATATAGGTCTGCGCTGTGGAAAGCCGGATCGTCTTGCCGCTGCTGTTGGTCAGCTTGATGACGTCGCCGGCGCTCATCGCCTCGCCGGTTGCCCAAGCCGAGCCGTAGAAATAGTGGTAATGGATGTCAATATGGCTTCTATTGCATTTGGATTTGCGTTGAGAATTTTATCTATTACCCACCCCAGTGCCGTGGTGACGCCGTCCCAAATCGTCTCAAAGGCAGGTGTGCGTGTATCCTTCAACTTTTCCCAAAACTGGACAAAGCCCTTGCCGAAATTGCTGTTCGTCAGCTTGTCCACCCACGATTCGGTCGCGGCGTCCTCGACAAGCTCAAACGACGCCTCGATCTCGTCCGCCGCGTCGGTCACGCCGGATGCGTCCGCATTCGCGGACGTGTCCAGAATGTTCAGTTCGTCGAAGGAGGCCAGAGACTTCTGCGCTTGCTCGGCCGCTTCGCCGGTGGATTCGATCGCGTCCGACATTTCGTACTGTTTTTTCGCGGCCTCCGCAGAGCTTTTCACGGACTTCCCGAAAATCACGCTCACAAGCTGCGCGATGCCGCGCGTCACATCCGCCACAAGTCCCAGCATCGTTTCCAGCGCGGGAGATACAGCTTCATATATCGGCTGGAACGCCGTCAAAAGGTTCCCCTTGATGCGCGCAAGGCTGTCGGCGAACTTCTCGTTCGTCTTTATCATCCTGCCAAGATAGGAGGACAGCGCGTTGAAGCCTTTGTAGGCTGCGGAAAAGAGAAACGCCGACATTGCAACGCCCTTGATGCGTTTCAAAATACGCGAAAACCCACTCTCGGCCTTTTTCGCAGCTTTCGCCATGTTCTCCGTGGCCTGTGCGGACGCGTTTGTTCTTTCCGCGATTTCGGCCGCTTCCTCGGAGGCGCGTTCGATTTCGACTTGTGCAGACTTGATTTTCTCGTCGTAAAACCCGACCTGCTTGCTGACGTCCGCCCACATCTTTTCCAGCTTGGCGACTTCCTTTTCCTGCCGCTCTATATCGGCCGCAAGAGTGCTCTGCCTCTCATACGCCCGCATATATTCGTCGTAGGAATCCGAGAACGACCCCTGCATTTTCCCAGAAAGCACCTCGGCGTCCTGCTCCTGCATATATTTCAGCTCGGCCAGCTTCGCTTTCGCCTTGTCCAGCTCCGCGCCGTACACCTGCATCTGCTCGGCCAGCGGGGAACGCCTGCTCTGCATATCCTCGATGCTGTTTTGCAGCTTTTTGACCTTCTTCTCCAGCGCGTTAAGATGGCTCTGCGCGCGTTTGTCGTCCACCTCCGCGCTGATGATGATAGATCCGTCTGCTTTTTCGGGCATTTTTTTCACCTCGCATATTGGCATTTCGATATATTTGACCTATAATTTTCATACAATTTATTTTGATTGAGAGGTATATTATGAAAAGCGGGAAATTCATTTCTGGATTCTTCACAGCACTTGGTTGTCTTTCGATTGTCGGAAGCATCGCTTTAGCTGTTGTCCATATCGCTTCGTTGTTTGGGATTGTAGGCGGTATCGTTTTCTTAGCGGTTGCGTATGCGCTCGATCGGTTGTCAAAAATGGAAGACCATATGCTGAAAATCGAAAAGGACATATCAGAACAAACAGATTACATCTCGCTGAAATTGGATATGATGAAACGCTTGAAGCCTCATAATGAAAATCATAAAGATTTGTCCGGAGAATAATTCTCTGCGGTTCAAATTTCCTGCCCAAACCGCCTCTCTTTAACAGATCAATTCGTTATGTTCCGCCCGTCCATTGGCTGAGCATTTCATTTTCCGAATTGGAAAATTCCGTTTTGAAATCGACGATTTCCCGATTCCGTAAATACCATTCGCGCTCGCCTTTTTCAAGTCTCATGCCTTTTGCCCGTTTGGATCGTATGGATACGATTTTTTGAAACGTGCAATCCCCTATTTCGGTGTACGCGGACAAGAACGACCACCAATGTAAGTATTTTAAGGATCGTATCTCTTTACCCAAGACGCGATTTACGGGACCCACGATGAACGGGAAATCCTGCTCCCCGTCCATCAGCTTGGGTCCTTTTTTCCCTGTTTTCCGGTTTTTCCTTTACGCCGTCGACAAACCAAAGGCACTTTTCAAACGCCTCCTGATAGCTTTCGAGAGGAAGTTTATCAAAGTCTTTGTAGAAGATCAGAAGCGCAACGAGCGACTTTTCTCTTTCCTGCAAGTTGCAGTCGTTCAGCGTACAACAGATCTGCATCTGTTTCATTTTTTGTGCCTCTTTCCGCTTTCTTTCCATTCGTTTCCCGACT